CCACCTTGCAACCAAAACTGCTATCAAGGACGTTTGTGCACAAACCAAAATTTCTGGACGCTTTTGAAAAATTTATGGAGAAGCAAGTGAACTTACCTGTACTTACTCAAGCAGAACTGACAAAACTGACATTAAACCAACCCTTGCAAGACTTTTCTTCAACCAATAGGCAATCAGCAATCTGGGCAACAGATGCCAGAAAAATCGCTGATGGCAAGTCATGTGAGGTCTACTTGGAGAAGATTGGCCAGACTGAACGTGAAGACATCTCTCATATTGAAGCAGTGCAGTGGGGATTGAAACTGCAAGATGTCATTGGCCGAGAAGTCTCTCATCGTTTGAAACTCGACATCAAGGAAGCTGACTACGAACTTCAGCACAGAAAGCACTCCTGGATGAAGTCTCACTTTGATTTCATCACGGAAGACGGGAAGACACTGATCGAAGTAAAGAACTACAACCAATCTAAACGCAACCAGTTTGATGACACGTTGATGCCACTGGCAGACCGTGCTCAGTGTATTCATGAAGCAGCAGTGCATGGTGTCAATCGAATCATTCTTGCTGTGCTCTTTGGAGGCCAAGAACTAGTGACATTTGATCAACTGATTCCTGAGCAAGAGATGGAAGAGCTGATCAAGACAGAAGCAGAACTATGGGGTTTGATCCAGACCAGAACACCACCAACACCAGACACGCCTGAGTCTGCTCGCAAATTATGGCCTACAAGCAATGGACAGGCCATGATGGCTAATCAGTCTCTTGAAGATGCTTGCACGCGGCTCAAGGCGCTTAAAGCGCATCTGAAGCGCTATGAAGAAGAGGAAAGCAAACTGCAAGCAGAGATTCAAGCGACGATGCGTGAAGCAGGCACGTTGATCACCTTTGACGGTCGAGTGCTTGCAACTTGGAATCAAGCCAAAGCGTCTGTGCGGTTTGATCCAACAGCCTTGCAGCGAGAAATGCCAGAGGTTTACCACCGATTTCAAAGAGAACAACCTGGATCAAGGAGGTTTTTACTCAAATGAATGCCATCGTTGAAAGTCAAGTGCTTGATGAATCCATCATCAACAGTATCGTTTTGAAAGGCGATTTGAGTGGACTCAAAGAGAATCAGCTTACACAGTATTACGCATACCGATGCAAGCAAGTCGGCCTTGATCCTTCATCTAAGCCGTTCGATCTACTTAGTCTGCAAGGAAAGAAAGTCCTGTATGCGAATGCTGGGGCCACGCAGCAACTCTCCAATCTGTATGGACTGTCCACTCAGATCACTAACAGAGAACGAGTTGAGGGTGTCTATATTGTATCTGTGCGATGTGTTGGAAAAGATGGAAGAAGCTCTGAAAATCAGGGAGCAGTTGACATCGCAGGTCTTAGCGGAGAAAGGCTTGCAAACGCTTTGATGAAGGCGACAACCAAAGCCATACGCAGAACGATCCTTGCTCACATTGGATTGGGGATGCTCGATGAGACTGAACTGGACACGATTCCTAGCAACCAGTATCAGAAGGTTGACCTGCCGCCTGTTACGCCTCTGCCACCGATTGAAGAGGTCATTGAGGCTAAGGAAGGTGCCTTGAAACTCTTACTTCCAAACGGTGCAGTGCATGACTCTTTTGATGATGAAGAGGAATGGCAGGCAGGGTTCTTTGGGATGATCGGCAGGATTGCAAGCAACAAAAAACTGGATACGGAGGCGAAGAATCAGAAACTTCGCGACTTCTTTCTCGCAAACCAATCGTTCGTCAATCACCTTGTCGAGCACTCAAAAGATGTCTTCGTTAGGCGTGTTCAGGAATCGAACTGCGAAGAATTTCTCCCAAAGGTAGACACCCTGGTAGTGGACGTATGACGCAGACGGAGGCCGTTTTGGATTGGCTGCAACGCCGTCCAATCACGGCACTGGAAGCGCTCAATCACTTAGGGTGCTTCCGGCTTGCTGCCAGGGTGGAAGAACTTCGCAGGCAAGGTCACAACATCATTACCCGTGAATACCGTGCGGGACAGAAAACGGTAGCGCAGTATTACTTATTCAAAGGAAACGAAGATGTCAGCATTTCTACAGTCGCTTGAACCTGGATCAGGCGCATTGCTTTCTAAAGAAGTACCAGAAGGCAGCAAAGCACCTAACTACAAGGGTGAGTATGTCTTTGATCGAGAGGCTACCTTTAAGCCTGGAGATCGCATCAAGTTTGCAGCATGGGCCAAGCAAACCAACTATGGCCTGCTCATCAGGCTTGCAGAAGATTCCTTTGTCAAAGACCCAAACTATCGCAAACCCTATCAACCCAAACCTGCTAGAGAGGTGACCTATGGCAAAGATGACTCAGACATCCCTTTCTGATCCCACAACAAGACTTGACTTCTTTGCAGGGCTGGCTATGCAAGCCATGATCATGCGAGGTTCTCTCACGGCATCACCACATACCACCGTGGCTGATGAGGCTTACAGGATGGCAATCGCCATGCTGGAGAGCAAAACCAAGGAGAAGTGGGAAGATGAAATGTCCAAAGTGTCACTCTAAGCAAGAGGATAACCAAACCATCGTGCTTGAGACTCGGCAATTCTTCTTGGAAAGCGATCCAGCGTTTTACTGGAACTTCCGCAGACGTAAGTGCACCGTCTGTGGGTTCCGGTTCTCGACCCATGAAGTCTTTGCTGATGACAGGCAAGTTCCTATTAGACTCAAGAAGGTGAGCTAAATGAACACAGTGGATGATGAGCGTGTGAAAACACTCCGAGCACTCAATGAGGAACTCAGAAGCCACTGTGCAAGGCTTGAGCACATGATTAGGCAACGTGATGACTTCCTCAAAGCCTTATGTGATCCAGACATCTTTGGCTATGCCGTCAACAATGAAATCCGTGGACATGCCTATCGGTTATTAAGGAGCACCAACTTTTGAGCAAACTAGCAAAAGACCGCGGTGCTGTTTATGAGCGAGAGGTCTGTAAAACGCTCTCAGAGCGCTTGGGAACCAAAGTAAGCCGTGTCCTTGGTCAAGCAAGGGATGGTGGCTCTGACATCGATCTAGGGCCGTTTATGATCGAATGCAAGCGAAGGAGAAAAATTGGTGTTTACGAATGGATGGAGCAAGCTAAGACAAGTGCAGCAGCAACAGGCCAGACACCGGTGGTGGTATGCCGAGCAGATGGAGAAGAATCACTTTGCATCATGCGCCTTGACGATGCGATCAAACTACTCCAAAATGAACTCTAGTGGCTCCGCTGAGTCTGCCAGTAGGTTAGCGGTTGAGGCAACCGTAAGCAGATAGCCTCACTGATGCTGTCTCCCAACTTTCCCCGACCTAACGTCGGGGTTTTCTTTTGGCAGTCTTTGCCGATTCAATGAAAGCCTCTCTAGTCGGATAACCCTTCTGTCCTGGCTTCTTAGCCGGTAAGCCAAGTTTCCTGCGACGGTTGATGTTGTAGTAAAGACCCTTTTTCATCTGCACCCCCAGCGTTTACGCGCAGCCTTGCCACGCTCACCTTTCCAATTTCTGCTTCTTGCACAGAAAGACTTATGCCTTGGATTACTTTTGTCTTTCGTCGGTGCTTTGAGTTTGCTTCCTGTTGCACGGTTGTACTTGGCCCTACCCTTGGCAGTCAGTCCAGCACCTTTGCTAACAGAGAGTTTTTCTCCCCTTCCAACGCTCAGATTCGTTCCTTTAGCCATGCTTACCTCATCATCATGCTTTCTGCCTGTCTGCGCCTTGTAAGCCCAGGAATCACCCTTCCTGCCGCTTTATTCCACTTCAAGCACTCCTCTGCTGCACCAGACCAATCAGATGCGTCTATACGCCGCTTAAACGTGCTGATGCGGTAGTTGCCTAGCCCACAGTTATACGCCCAACTGATCACCGCAGCAATACGCCTAGGGCTTGCAGAAAGAAGCCTCGGTGAGAGTTTTACCAGTCCGGATACGAAGTACCTGACATGCGCCTGAAGGGCATCTTCAGCTTGTTCTTTTGTCCAGACAGTATGTTGGCGAATATCACTGCCAGTAGAACCATAGCCAATAGTCCAAGGGTCGCCACCAGTAGCGGGGTCAGGATAAGCACAGCAACCACCATCAGGCATCTTTCGAGCATAGCCTTCAAAGGGCTTGATGAGCACGTTGATGGCAATCTCAAGCGCCTCATTCACTTGTACTTCTCTATGCTGCGACCAACAAACCAAAACGAAATCACCATGGTGAAGAGTCCAAAGTCATCCTCATCCCAGGTCTTGGTTAAGACCTCTGCCCATGACGCATCGCTTTGAAACGCAAGAGTAAGCGCAGCCGCTTTGACGGCAGCGTACATACCGAATATTGCCCAGGTGATCCCAGGACGAACCAACGCAGAAATGCCAGCAACAAACCAACCTGCTGACTGAGCTGTCTGACTCTGTTCCTGAAAGGCCGCTTTGATGGTATCGAGTTGTTGCTCACTGTAGTCAACGTACTTCTCCTCCATCCTGTACTGACCTTTGAGTTTCTCAAGATCAGTCTGTAAGGTGAACATGGCTAACTCATGCTTACGCTCATTAGCCTTATCAAGGAGTTTTAAGACCTCTGGTGCTAGCCTGAACAGCCCACCAAAGATTGAACCTAGTAAGCCACCTGAAAGCAGATCAAACATTACTTATTCAGGATTTGATCAATGCGCGAATGCGCCTTATCTGTTGCAGTATGCAGCACTTCAACCTTGGCCTTGAGTTCTGCAAGATCAGACCGAATCGCCACATAAGCACCAAAGGCACCAGCACCCGCACCTATCAAGGCTTGCAAGACAACTGAAAGCGATATTTCCATTTAGGAGATCCCTTCGCCTGGTGTGATGTAAACAATGCCTGAACCACTCGCAACAATGCCTGATACATACAACGTTGATTGTGCAGATATGGCCGCTTGCGGCACAGTAAACACAGCAGTCGAATTGTTATGCAAGACTATGCCGTATGCTGGTGTACCTGATGCAGGTATCGCAGCAGCCTGTCCTGTGGTGGCAGAGAATCTTACAAAAACTTCACCAGCAGTGCCATTATGAACACGTATTTGATTGCAGGGCGAATCAGCATTGACTGCAACTTCTGCTGATGTGGTTGTTAGGTTTAACCGATAGGTCTGGCCCATCGGTTGGAAAGCAATATTATTTGCCACCTTTATTCCCCCATTGCTCGGCAGCAGTCATCGTGCCGTAGCATGGCACCCCTGGTGCTGTGTACTTCTGCTTCATCAGCGGGAATGTGGGAAGGGCTGGCTTACGGTGCTCCATGCTCCCTACTTGGATCACTTGCTTGCTGACTTTGAGTTGTATCACGCTGCTTCTCCTTGATGAGCGCTGGCAAAAACACCAGCAGTGCAAAACCTGTTGCGATCACAATCCTTTCGATCACTGGCCCCCACATGGCCCAGCAAAAGAGCGAAAAGGACATCGCTAAAGCAAGTACGGTAAGAATCCTGTCTGTTAGAACGCCGATAGCCACCCTGATGATGGTGATTGGTGAAGTCATGTTTAGCCCCTGTTGGTGATATTGCAAGCACTATTCTATGACTCATCTTCATCACCATCAAGAAACCCACTACCCCAATCTTCAGATGTAGCCTTCAACCGTATCGCTTCTAACTTCAACGCACGGTCAATCACCCGTGACTTGTCTGTCAACGATGCTGCCGGATCATCCATGACATCTTTCAAGAGTTTGGCAATCGCCGACTCTAATGCTGGATTGATGCCGCTTTTCTTTCTCATGGATTTCTTTGTATCAACTCTAAAATGTTTTCAGTTCCACGCTCAACGCCTGGTGCTGCATATCCAGCAATAGCATTTCTAATCAGACGTTGTGCCATCGTAATGCGAGCCTTTTCTGAAATCGGCGTAACAAATATCTCTTGCAAACGATCCACAATTTTGTCTGCATCTGCCTTTGCCATCAATCCGTTATCGACTAATTTTTCACGCATCAACTCCATGTCAGCAATTGCACCTTTAAGGCTTTGCTCGGCACGGTTAGCAATGGTTTGGCTTACCGCATCAGCAAGACGCTCTCGACCGCCAGGAGTTGATTTAATGATAGGACTAATTGCCGCCCATTCTTCAGCCTTGGCGCCTAATAAAAATCCCATTACTCGCTCAACAGGCGTTTTGCCGCCAAGAATAATGTCAGCCTTTTGTTGTGCAGCCTGTCGAACACCCGCGGCTTCTTTAGTAAGTACACCGGCAGCTTTTTCTGCTTCAGTCAACTGTTTTTCGCTAGCCTTTCTAGCCTCTTCTTGGATTGTCGTTGCTTGACGACCAACAGATTTTTCTGAAGCCTTTCGCTGTTTTTCAAGTTCTATTGGAATCCTTTCAGCTTTCGTTAAGCCCTTTCTCTCTGCTTCTTTTGCGGCAGTTTCGGCTTTAGAAAGAAGGCCTGTAGCATCAGTATCACCTTTTGTTTCCACTCTTTGCGCTTCTCTTAGTGCAGTTTCCTCTGCTCTTCTTGCTTCAGTGCCAACTTGACCAAAACGCTCTGGGAAAGCACCCATTTTTGTGCGCAACGATTTAGCCAGTGATTCACGCTTGCTTATAACTCGCTCTTCAATACCAACATTTCTTGCGGCTTGCGCTAATTGATTTTGCAAGTTTGGAAAGATGCCAATCCAATCACGGCTATCATCAATAGCCTTCTGCACATCTTGTGCTGTGCCACCTCGAATGCGGTC